TATCTGCCTTCCTTGCTCCACCTTTGCCAGTGACAAAAGATCGAACTCTTCCCATAGCCCACTGATGGGCTGATACCTTTGGTCTACTACCTGAAGAATAGTATGCACCCATTCCCCTGGAATAAACTTTATCTAATGTAGATTTACTGTACCTGGATGCACCAGGAATACTTTTATACTTGCTCATCCTTTGCTCCTTTGCTTGCTGATTCTATCCATCATGGCTGGTGTAAGTTTACCTTCCTTATATAACTTTGCAGTCCTCTTGATCTCGGCTTCTCTAGCTGTAGGGTTCTTTGCACCAGCCACATACTTCACTGGTACACCCTTTTTAGTTTTAGGAACTTTAGCAAATTTTCTTTTAAAATTTTTTTTGGGATATGGCTTTTTCATTTTTTCTTCCCCATAAGTTTCATAGCTTGACCAACACCTTTAATTCCAAACGAACTGGATACGGCAATAAATAAAAGATACTGATACCAATCAGGCAAAGTATTTAATACTTCAAAACCAGCCCTTACATATTCTGTCATACTGGGAATGAAAACTAGTATTGCTGGTAACAACAAAACTATCAAAGCAAATTCGTCTTTCCAACTTCCATCAGTTGCATCAGCCATAGCCTTTTCCCATTCAACTTCACCAGTCGCAACTTTCTCAGCAACAACAGCTTTCGCTTTTGCCTGGGCAACCTTTGCTTGTCCTTCAGCTTTCACCTTCTCTACTTTGCTATTCATCCATGAGCCAGCAAGATTAGCTATTGGTCCTATCAATGCTTGTAACATTATTTCACTCCATTCTTTGCCATGTATGCAGTTGTACCCATGTAAGTTCCTACTATACCAGCACCTGAAATATAAAAAAGATTTGATATATCTGACATTGCTTCCAGGCGATCTAGAGGTATGAAGAAACAAGCTACTGTAAATACACCCATACCAATCAACGTATATCTAGCCATACGAAGTTGTGCTAAATTCTTTCTAAGTTTTGTTTCTGTTTCTTGTATCTCTTTGGCATGGGCTATTTCTTCATCTGTGATTTCGCCATCGTTATCCAAATCCCAAGCAGAAAACTTAGTTTTTTTCTGAAACCTTTTTTGTACCATTACTTGCCCACCTCTTTCATAGCTAGTTTATGAGCTTCACCAAAAGACATGCCTTGCATCATCTTTGATTTCATCAATCTCATGTGCTTGGATGAATGATGTTTCTTATGCTTTTTCATTGTGTCTTCCTGACGTTTTGTCAGTTTCTTTTTATGTTCCATTAGTACACCCTCACTTTATTAGTATCTACAAAAGGAATTAATTTGCAAATACACTCATAATTTTGTGGTTCGTTTTCCCTCATGTAACTTTGGTTATTTAGTTTATCCCTATAATCTATACAGTGGTTTACGTTTTCAAAATAAATACCACCAGTAGCTATTCCATTTAATGTACAAGCAAGCATAAAGGCTGTCATATTATACCTTTCTTCTTTGCTATGATCACTAGGACTGTGATAACACCTGAGAGGAGAGCAGTAATAAGAATGGCTAGAATTACTTTCAATACTGTCTCTTTAAATTTTTCTCTTTGTTTCTCGGCTTTTATCCTGGCATCTCGTCTAGATTTACGAGCTTCAGTTTTGTAATGGATATAATCCTGATATAATCCTGGCCGGCCCAGGTAAATCATTATCTGTTTTAGCTCTTCTTCTCTTGATTTGATTTGTTCTAGGGCCATAAACTCCTCTAGGTCATTATCTGTTTTACCTAGGAAGTTTGTCCAAATGCTGTTCTTTTTTTTATGTAAATCTTGCTGAAGCTGATCTTCTGCTCTACAAAAATCTGCGATACTTTTTCCAGCCCTGGAAATTTCAGCACCATTTTCTATGGTTTTTTTGATTATCGCAAAAGCACCATTTGCCAATGCTAATGCTTCGAGCATATCTCTACCTCACTAACAAGCCAATCAAAAGTAATATAATAGAACCCATACCAGCATACAGACCATTCTCCAATCGCCTTGTCCTGGAACTTAAATCTTCCATGATTACTTTGAGACTATTAATTTCACTCTGTAAACTTGTCATTGTAGGTTTTGACATTACTCTTTTACCTCTTTCTTTGGCCTACCTTTTTTTACTGGTGGCTCAGGCTTTTCTTCGACAGCCTTTGGTTTTGGTTTTAACTTAGGATTTAAATCGTATAAATGTGGCATTACTTCTCCTTTGAATTTTTAAGGGATGTTTTTAAATCATAGTACTCTTTAATATCTATCTGTGCTTTTACATCACTAGCTTTTACCATTTATCACTCAGGTTTGGTTGGAAACGTTATGTTCGATAATGCTTCATCAGTAGGTGTTTGATCAGCAGGTAAATTTAATAATGCTGTACGATAATTAGACCATTCAGTTTGTTTTTCTGTTGTCATTTCATTCCATCTAAGATTATTAGAAACGATTGGATCAACTTCTTCTTTAAGTATTCTATCTCTTTCTAATCTTAGCTGTCTCATAGGCTCATCAGCAATAAGTTGATTTAATTTAGTAGTTACAGCAGTAGTATCTATTGTTATAGGATCATCATTTTCATCTTTTACTATAACATCATCAATACTGTCGCCATCTATAGTGCAGGGAACATTATTTAAAACTTCTCTTATTGCTTTGTGTAAAACATATGTCATATTTTTATTACCTCTTTTATGCTGTGATCTCTATGCATTGCATTGTGCAAGCTGTTCTAGCTGAATAAGTACGATCAGCATTTTGATCGTTATCTGTTCTATTAATAAAGGTTGCTGTACCTTCATCACCAGTAATTTTAAAATTATATGTAACTGAGCCAGTTGTGCTTGGACTATCTAAAACAGTATAAGATAATCCACCTTGACCTCTAGCAGTCTCATTCATAAGCATAACAAAAGCTGATCTTCTTCTGCTTCCTGATGCATCACCTTCAATCACATCTGTAGAACCTCTTTGGATATAACAAATTGATGAATCTTGACCACTAGTTCCTACATCACTTGACACACAACCTACACTAACTGTTATCAACACCTTCGAACTTGAAGAGCTAGGTGTAATTGAACGTGACATTAAAGTTGTTCCTGCATTTCCAACAGTTGTGCTAAAAGTATTTGTTTTTCTAGTTTCTTGGATTTGAGCAACTTTACCACCAGAGGCAGTAGCAGATGTCAGACCAGTAACGTGTCCATAAGTATCAAGTGTTACATCTTGTATAAATGTAAGACCACTATTATTAACTGAAGATTGCGATGATGTATCAGAATGACTTATTGTTCCAGTACCGGTAATTGTACCACCAGTAAGACCACCACCAGTAGCAACACTTGTCACACCTGAGCTTGTAACATATCCTGCACCATTAGTAAGTTGATTGTTATTAGTTACATTTGTTGCACCATCAGCAATGCCATCTAATTTAGTATGATCTGCATCTGTAAATACATTACTATCAGTTGCACTATCAACTAATGTTCTTATTTCAGAAGCAGTTTGATCAGCAGTTGCATTAGACTCTATAGTATCTAATTTTGTTCCATCTGTAGCTATGTCTCTCCCATCAACAGTTCCACTAATAACAAGATTACCATCTATATCAGCATTTCCATTAACATCTAATGTTCCACTTTGCAGTTCACCAGTTATTGTGAAGTCTGTTGTTCCAGTTCCATCTGCCCTAGCTAGTGGATATCCACCTGCTTGTGAGCCATCATGGACAACAAGTGTTTCTTTATCTGTATCTACTGTTACTTCTCTATCAGCACCAGTAAATGATTAATGTTGTGAAGTTGTTCCACCTCTAAGTTTTAGTAATTTAGCCATTATGCAATACTCCCAAAGTCTATAGTTAAATTATCTGTATTAACAGTTCCATTAAGATTGATTTCACCACTACCATTAGGTGCTATTGTTATGTCACCATTACTTACAGATACTATAGAATTTCCATTTACGTCAAGATTACCTCCTAATTGTGGTGTCGTATCACTAAGCAAACTTGTCATAGCACCTGCAACAACTGCTACAAAAGAACTGCCATTGTAGTAGTTCAGTGAATTTGTAGTTGTATTATAATAAAGATCACCTTCATCTAAACTTGTTGAAGGCTCAGAACTTGCTACTCTATATCGAGCTTCAAAATTATTAATTGAACTTAAATTATTAGCTACTGTTGTAACATTGCTTGATATACCTGCTACTGAAGTCACATCACTTGATATCCCTGCGACAG